AAGGCATCATGCTCGGCTGTTGGACGTTGCCGACAGGCTGGGCAGGATCAATAGGAGCCAATGGTGCAGGCATTGCAGCGTTTAGCTGGCCTTGCGCTTGTGCTTGCATACTCAGCATGTCGCGCATTCCCTGACGAATCTGGGCGTCCAGGTTCCTGTAAGTAGTATACTTCTGCTTAGCAGAGGCAGCTTCATACTGCTGCTGTGCTAGTCGAAGAGAGTTGCCAGAACCCAAATCACCGCCTCGCGCTGCTCGTAGTTGTGACAAGCCCTGCTGCTGTGAGGTATCGTAGGCAGCGGCTTGCTCCATTGCTTGGTCTCGTTGCTGATTAAGCCTTTCCAGCATCGCGCCATACTGGCCCGTCAGACTGTTTTGGATTGAATCTGCGGTTGTTTGGTAAGTCTCTTCCTGCCACTCACCGATCTTTTGCTGATACTCAACTTGTTGGAGGTATCTTTCATTTCGGTAAATAGCTTGCTGCCTAGCGTTTTCACCGGCAATCTTTGCTCCTTTCCTTGCAGAGGCCCCGCCAGCAACCGCACTTCCAAGAGAAGCTATGCCCATGCCAATACTTACTGGCTCACACATGACTTAACCTCGCAAACTCGTAAAATGATTGATGTTCAGGTCCATTCTTTACTTCCCTGATAAAGCAGAACCCAAGCCAGCGAAGCCACTTGATGTGGACTGTGTTTCTTGTATGCACAAGATTGCAGACCATGTCGTAGGGCTCAGTTAAAAAAGGAAGAAACCTGCGGGACCACCGCAAAAACGTAATGGGGTTTGTGTCGATAGCGTCTGTGCCTAGAAGCCAAATCGCACCAACATTCCCACTTATGGGAGCTATTCCAAAGAGCGCCTGGGGTCCTGACGGACCCCTAAACGCGAAACAGGGCTGAGAGGAGCTGTAGCTCGCTCTGAGCGCATCTTCGGGCAGGTAGCCCCCAGAGGCCCACACCTCGTCTTTGTCTGCCTGACGAAGCCTGGGGGCCATCTGGACAACGTCGTCCTCAGTAGCGATGTCGATCCACATTAAGCAAACTGAGACCGGCTAGTGTACTGCGCTTCAAACTGAATAGATTGGATGTTACTCGGGAACGGTGAGTCGTTCTCAATCTCAATCTTTACAGCATCAGACTCAGCAAATATGGGGAATCTAAACTTGCCGTCTACTGAGGGGACCTGACCCAGGAACCCGCCTGTAGACAAGAAGCGTCCGCTGAAGGGATACTCGATTGTAGTGCCATCAACGTCGGCTACCTCATTAGTCACCTTAACAGTGAAGAAGGCAGAGTCGTCGTAAACGACAGTCATGTAGCGAAGCTGGTGCCTGCCTGTAGCAATCGTCTCGACACCAGATCCCTGATCTATAGTCCGCTTAAATGTGGGTTTAGTAAGCTCGTATCGCATCGTGTAGGGAAGACCGATGTAGAACTTGTCGTCAGCCGCGAACTGCTCTTCCAAGGTAATGGAGTCAACGGTAGTAGAAGCAATCGACATTACCTTGCCGTCTGTAGACACGACCTTGACTGCCGCCTGCTCTTGCTCAGTCAAACTGTAGTCAGGGCGAGAAGTGTTGGTCAAGTAAATTGTGTTACCACTAGAGGGGCTATTAGTGCCGTCTCCTGTGACCAAGATACGACGGTCTAGGTGTGTGACGTAGTCGGCGTTGTCATCGAGCAGTCCGGTTTGCAAGTCCATTCGCTCAAGGTAAGTTTCTACTCCACGCTTTACGACCAAGAACAGCGACTGCTGCAAGAAGGCGCACTGAATGACTTCAGCCTCAGGCAAGATCATCCTGAACCACGCTGACTGCACTCGGCCTTGCGGAGTCCTGAAGAACTTGTATGCGTATAGCGTGTCAGCGTCTTCTGCACGAATGACGATAATGTCCTCGTGGTTAGACGCAGTCATCGTCTTGATGTCGCCCTTGATGTAGCGAGGGACCTGAAGCGTAGACTCGGTTGCATCAAAGTTGATGTCCGTCTCGTTCGTCTTGTAGAACTCTCGCACACCACTGTAGGCTCCCCGGCTAAACGGGAAGAACAAGGTATTACCTGCTGGAACAGGAGCGCAAGTGCCCGATGAGTTGAACGTAGTGGCCCGCGTTACCGTAGCAGTCTGTGGAGTCAGAATAGGGACTCCTTGCAGGATGAACTGAGCACGCTCTGAGAACAGCACAAGGCGGTCGCTGAACGGAACTGCACGAGTCAGGTTGTTAACATCCGTGCCGCCTACTCCCACATCAATCGTAGCAGAGTCAAGCAGCTGAGTGACCGTAGTGCGGAAGAAGTTGAAGAACTCTCCTGCTTCGCTTAGAGAGATGTTCTCGCCACTGACAAAGCACAGCCGTCCCTTGAAGTATGCAATGTCCTGGATCGGGTTGCCGATGTATGATGGGAGAGGGTTCGTGAGTTCTGAGCCCGCTTCGCGATCAGCGAACTTAAAGTCTTGCCAGCGGTCTGCTAGATCCGGGTGACCTGCGTTGTTGTTAGGGGCGTTTCCATCAGCAGGCTTGATAACGAAAGGGTTGTAGCCACCACTTGTCGGTTGCCGCACTAGGATCAGCGGCATGGTAGCTGAGTCAATTCTGTAGGGGATCTCGGGCTCTACCGTCTCGACCCAAAGACCGTCGCCCACGCCCGTGCCGGGGCCGTTGCGCTCAAACTTGACGTAGTAGTCGTCAATTTCAGACTCGGGATCTCCTTCTACTTTGACGATCATTCCATCACGGGCTGACCCAGGGAGATCTGAGAACTGCTGTGCAGTCCCCTTGACAAGACTGTGCGCGTTGTTGCCCAGTGAGTCTTCTACTTCAATGTTGAAGTCATCGCCGTTGTTGGTGTAGATGTAAAGGACATTGCCGATACGCTGCGCCGTGATGTTGCTGAAGCTGTTAATGCCCGCTGTTGCGCCGCCTTCGTAGGTAATCGTGAGGCCGTCGTCAGCCGGTGGAGTTCCCCCAGAACGCAAATATTCTGCAAGCTCATTAGTTCTTACAGGAGTAGGGTCGAGGTGCGCGGCGCTTCCTTGAGTGTGAACTTGTGGTTCATGTTCAATGATGACAGCTTGCGTAGTGCCCCCTGCGACCGTGATAGCAACTCGAATCTTCAGGCCCTGGCCGCTGGCCTTGAGCCACAGCAAAGCTTCGTGGGCACTGATGCTGGCAGGAGAAGTCCCTGCGGTCATTGCTACGCTAGTCTGCGTGTTGACGATCCAAGTTACATCACCGATTGTGATGGCCCGCAGAGTCTCAGGCGTGCTGTCAGCAAGGTAGGGAAGCGTGTTAGTCCCGCCAGGATACGACACGGTTTGGTAAGCACCGTTGATGTCGTAGATGTTGAGACTGCCTTCACCAGTCACCGTTAGGATATACTTTTCATTCTCATCCCTCTGGATGAAGTGGACAAACGAGTCTGACAGGTCAAGGGCTGCACCCCCAGACTGCTTGAGTTCTGCTACGTGGTTCGTAGGGGGCCTCTTGACTAGACCGCCGATGACGAGCGGCAGGGCGTTCTCTTGAGCTTCGCACTGGGTTTCGAGCCGTTGAGAAGCGGGCTGCTGCGAAACGCCACCGTTAAGGTTGGGGAAGCTCGTAGAGATCAGAGGCATTAGATCATGTCCGTGCGGTTGACTCGGGGCCTAGCGACGATGTTCCAAACGTCGTAGTTGTCAAAGATAGAATAGTCGCCAGTGTCCATCTCAAACTCACGGAGAAGAGCACGGGCGCGGACTTCGTCCTGTTGCGAGAAGGCGTGGTGCGCCTGGGATCCGACCATGCGATCTTGGAAGATCCTGGCAGCACGCACGGTGATGTATCGCCTCGCAGGCTCAGGGAGGTCGTCCCAATCCAGAAGGTAGATCACCATAGCCTTGACAGACTTAGTGAACTCGTATGTGTTGTTAGAGCGGTTGAACAGCTTGCTCCCGCGCTGAGTGATGTCACGGTCGTCGTAGAGACTTGACGAGCCCGTCCCGGTGGTCCGGTAGGCGATGTCTACTCGCACGACATTGTCTGCCAGCACAATCTCTTTGTTGCTGTCAGGATCCAGATTGACATCGAACTGGGTGTTGAAGTGCCACCCTGCGGTCTGCACCTCACTGCTTACTTCTTCCAGAATGTTCCTGGCGATGGCAGCGTCAGCGTTCTTCTGCCCCTCCAGAAAGTTGATCGGAGGTTCACCAACAGCCGACAACATAGTGTTGACTGCCTTGAGTTCAGTCGTCCTTGCAATAGCCATTGATGCTCCTTGATGGTGGGCGGGTGCCCCAGTTAGACCGGGGCACCCTTAGTTAGACTAGCCAGCCGCCTGGAGAGTCTTGAGCGCATAGCAGCACTCTTCACGAAGGACACCGTGTCCCATCGCGTACTTCGCCATCAGCATCGTGCCGAGACGCTCCATGAAGTATTCCGACTCCATGGCGAGGTCCATCAGCTTGACGGTGCCGAGACCTTCCGTTTGGAAGATCAGACCCTCAACGCCGGTAGCATCGGTGCCGTAGCCGACGCCCGAAGCGCCAAACACATCGTTTTGGATTTGACCGTTGGTAAGCAGCGCATCCGACGACTCATCCCCAGTCGGGAGGTGGTTCGTCTTCATGATGCGAATGCCAGCAACAGACACGATGTTGCCGCCAGCAACCGAGCCGTTACCGTCGTTGCCGTAGTCACGGTTGATTGCATCCTTTTCCTCATTGATCAGCGTGTAGTAGTTCGCTGGAGTAAGGAGAGCAACACGACCGACGCTGCTGACGTTCTTCTGATCCATCAAGCGAGCCGCCGTAAAGAAGCCCCGGATCAAGTTTGCAGCCTTTTGCGACGCCGTGGTCGCGGTGCCGCCAGCGGCGAGTTGGACGCCCACAGCGTTGTCAGCGAGGACATAGCCCGTGCTAACAACAGCACTGTTGGCGACCTGGGCAATCGCAATCTGAGCACCGTGGTAGAGACTACCTTCCGACCAAGCGGTACCGAAACGGTCGTTACCGGCTTGAACAGCACCAGCAAGGACAGTCCGCATGGACGCCTTGTCAGCGTGGTAGGCCAGTTGGCGACCAATCTCAGTCGAGTAGATGCTCCGAACCTCGTAGTGGTTCTTCGCTTCATCGATGTCAGCCAGGAACGCCGAAGCAGTCAAGACACCGTCGATGGAGATGATCCGCTCGTTGTGCTTGATGGTGGACAGGTATTCGTTACCTGACGTTTGCTCGTCCCCGAACAGGGACTCACCCGGCGTGTGATACTTAGCCGCCGCAACGCCCGTCACCGGGAATTGAGCCGACTTACCACTGGAGATCGTGCGGACACGATGCAGCGGCATCATCACATTCTCTTCTTCGAACGTAGTAAGGACTTCACCGCTGAAGACCTTGAGGAAGAGATCGTTTTCGTTAGCAGTGGTGCGTGCTGCACCGTTAGTGACGCCCAGACTCGAAGGGGCTTGAGAACCGTAATAAACCATTAGAGTAACTCCTAATAGAAGGTTTTGGGATTGGTTAACAAAAGAAAAGGTCTGATGGCCTAGTCTCGGTAACCAAGAGTTACTCAGTTATCCACCGCAGCGGGCCGAAGTTGTAGTTCCTCGACATCGCCATCATCCGACTGGACCCCGCAGGGTCCGGTGGTTCAATTAGGTTGCAGAACGCGCAGCAGCACGAGCAACTCGTTCAGCAGCACTAGCAGAAGGGCCGCGCCAAAGACGCACGCCAGCAATCGCAAGAGCCACTTCGAGAACAACTCGACCCATTTGGAAATACCAAGGGTCGCCAGTGTTCGTTGCCAGTGCCTCGCGCAGGGCCGCAGCTTGCGTAGCTGTGACGGTGCCTGAGCTTTCCATCTGGCTAATGACTTGCATAGCAAGCTCCACTTGCCCGGTATCAAAGACGCCACAAGAGCAGAATAGGAAAGGAAGGGGGAGAAAGTAGAGGTATCGCATTAGAGGATGTTAGATACAGAAAGGCGTGACTCGATCTGCTTGCGGTAAGCAGGATCCTTGGTGTAGCGGGGATCCTTCATTGCAGCCGTCAGTTCGGCCAGCGACTGGAACCCGCTGGAGGCCCCAGAGGACGAGGTACTGCCCTGGACGAGAGGCCGTGCGCCCCCACCCTGGGACTCGAAGCGCATCGCCAGACCTCGGATCGCGAACATCATGTCGTCCTGCGTGCCCTCCATGACGGCCCGGTTGAATGCATTTTGCTCGCCTTCAGAGAGGTTGTCGCCAGCCCACTCGACCATGCTGTTGTAGCGTTCCTCACCACCTACTTCGCTGTAGATGGAGCTGAACTGGGCGTCCAGCAGAGCTTGCTGGCCAGCGATGTAGCCGTCAATCATCTCACGCGGGATCCCCTGCGCTTCGATAGCCTGGATCGAGTCATCGCTGAGGGCTCCGTTCTCGGCAAACTCGGAACTGTATTGCGTAAAGTCGAAGCCTTCGTTTGGAGTAGGCTGTTCAGCGTCTCCTTCATCTTCACCGCTCTGCCTCTGGCGAGTGAAGTTGGACTGGAGTTCGATGTACGCCTTCGCCAGTTCTTCTGGGGAGCCGAACTTGTCGGGCAACCATTCAGGCCGCTCCTCTTCTTCGGACTCCTCAGCCTCTTGTGGCTGTTCCTGCTCTTCGATTTTTTGGATGTCATCCTCAGAGTAGGGTTGTGATTCGTCCTTAACGATTTCTACTTTTTGGTATTCTGCCATTACTCAGCCTGTTGTTCTTGCTCCATTGCCTTTCCTGCCATCTGCATAGCTGAAGGACCCATTTGTTGCATCATTGCTTGTTGCTGTGCTTGCTGATCCGCAGCCGCAATTTCGTCTTCTGAGCGAACAAGGTTTTCAGTATTGATGCCGAGAGCAGAAGCACGGCGGTTCATGTATTCTCGTATGTTGACATACTTGCTAATAGCTTCTGGACCGAGAACCTGAGCAATCCCTGTAAGGTAGACATCCAGACGGTTGAGGTCATTCCCTCGGCCTAGAGCTTCGATGCCTGTAACAATTGCTGGGGTGATCTTGTCCCGTGGAATCTTGGGCATGTCACCCTTCTTTTCCATTCGGTCCATGACTCGATTGACGAGCGGAAGTTGGAACTCCTGACTCAAGACTGAGTAGATGCCTCCAAGCTGTCGCTCGATGGATTGGGTGACGAGACGGACTTCTTCGGCGGTGACTCGTTCAGCATTTCGGATTGTTGACTCGGTGAGCAGGAATGCGTATGAAAGCCGATCTTGGATCTGCTGCATCGCACTAAGAGCCACTTGGAAGTCAGCGGCCTTCTGAGTCTGAAGAACGCTAACGTCTGCCGCGCTGCCTTCTCTAATTGCACCATTGGGGGACTCCGCTAGGGTCCGTGCCCTAGTAGTTCCATTGGGATTGACGAGGAACAAGATCTTGGCAGACGCCGCAGAACCCTCGACAATAGAGCGGGTCAAGCCTTCGAGACTCTGAAGGTCACCATAGTATTGCTCAACGTAGCCGCGACCGTAGTCTTCGCCATCTACTCTCGTCATGCGGAGAGCAATGAAGGGGGACCTGTCCTTCTTGAAGACCTGTCGAGTCTCTTCGATAGTCCGACCACGGACTTCTTGAGTAACCTCTACGCGACCGTTCGGAAGGACCTCTTGCTTAGTGAACAAATCTACGCTGTCTTCGTAGTCCCCCATGTCTGACTCGACATAGGCACGGACATTCTCAGGCAGCACAGCAGGAGCAATAGACTCCTTCATGATGATGCACTGTGCGTTGCCCATAGGGTCACGCTTGACGATGTAGCGGTCTAGGTGGATAACCCGCATAGCACCATCGTCAGGCATGTAGAGGAGGGCGTTGCCCGTTACGACAAGATGCCGCAGGGCCTCGAAGGTCGCTACGCGGATATTGTTGACTTCGATCTCACGAGCTACTGCGTGTTCGATCTTAGACAGAGACTTCTCAATCTCTGCATTTACCTGAGGCCCCAGTTGACTGAGCTTGTCCTTTTCCTCCTGATTGAGGACAAGACGAAAAAAAGGGGCGTTAGGGGGGAGGAGAGACAGGAGGAGGGCAGAACTGAGGTTGTTAACCCCCCTAGCGCCCACTGACTGGAATGGAGTCGGAAACTTGCTAGCCGACTTGTCCCCTTCATCTGTGAGGATAGTAGGAACGGTGATCCGAGAACTGTCGCGCCCTCGCATCAAATAAGGAGATCGCTTTGCTTCACACTTGTAGTAGAGAGCAGCGATAGGACCTTGAGCGTTCATGCATTGACTCCAGAAGCATAAGACCCTGCGACAGCCCTAGCCGCAGAGCCTAGGCCCCCACCCAGGGGGATCATGAACTTGCGCTTCCCGGTGACCCCGCCGAGCGCCGTGCGTCGCTGACGAGCCCGTGTGCTGGGCCGTGCTTGACGCTTTTTTTCGAAAGGGGTCTGGGCAAGGATCGGAGGAGGAGAAATCGTGATGGGCGCAGGCGGTGGAGGCGGCGGCACTGGAGCGGGGGGTGGTGGAGCCATGCTCACCTTAGGGCTACCCAAACACATAACATTCTCCTGCCCTCACTTTAGGGCGATCTCATTCTGTTCAGTAAAGATGTGATTCAAGAACCGGACAACTGCTCGTTGTCCTGACACAAACCAGATCTGCTTGTGATCCCATTCAAGATCAGCGCAGGCTTCTGGAAAGCGGCGGTTAAGCTCCTTGAGCAAGTCCTCGGGGATCCGAGGAAAGGGAATCTCTTTGTTTTCCTTGTCACTCATTCCGTATAGTCACCCGTATTTTCAGAGCTGTAAGCGTAAAGCAAGATGCTGTAGTTGATTAAGTCAATTATGGTATCTTTAAGCTTCTCGTCCTCTACTTGAAACTTTCCGTTGTGGATGTAAGTAATGAGACGAGACAGCTTGTCCGTCATCCTCACAAGAAACCCTTGCCCCGTGCTTGTGATTCCCAGCTTCTCAACTCTAGTAAAGTTTAGAAAAGCATCACTTGAATCCTCTCCCCCACTGTAGTCGTGGTTCTTTCGTTGCATGAGAGTCCAAGCATGTGAAGTAAGAGTGTCGTGGATTTGCAGTAGCTGCTGTCTATTCATCAGGTGTCCAAAGCTTAACGGTTTCAGTTACTTGATCGTATTCTCCAAAGCGCAGGATCCTCGCAACTCGGGCCTGCACCAGCGCGTCATCGGCTGACAGTTTTTTAGACTCGTAGATCTCGACCACCTTCGCCCAGTCGGGCTGGTCCTTGAGCATGCGCTCGGCTCGCACAGGACCGATGCCGGGGCACCCGCTGTAGCCGTCTACGGAGTCCCCAGCGACGGCCTGCATGAGGTGGTTGAAGTCGGCCTGCTCCTGAGTGACCTCGACCACGCCGTCCTCAGGATGGTTGGGGTTGTAATGCAGACCAGGGACTGTCTTCAGATCCTTGTCAATTGTGACTACGATCTCGTCTCGTGTTTTGTGAGGAGCAGTAGCGAAGATGCCGAGCACATCGTCGGCCTCTAAAGTAGACATGCAGCTATACTCATACGTCTCCTCTACATACTGACGAAGTGCTGGGTATGTAAGAGGCTTGCGTTTGCCCTTACGGTTGGCCTTGTAGGTCTCTAGCACCCCCTTCCGCCAGTTCTGCT